TCAATTAAAAATAATCTGTTCAATTGTACATTTGTTTTTCGTTCCACTCATTTCAGTTGGCTGAACATCGATGACTATCGTTTTTACTAATGTGATCGCTAATTGCTTTTTTTCTTTTCTATTTAAACTGGACCACATTTTTTTCATATCTTTTAATGCCACAACAAAATCATCTTGTGATAGTGGTTGCGAGTTCGTTTCCTCAGTTTTGGCGATTTCAACAAGTTGTTTCTCCTTGATCCGAGACTCTTCTACTAAAGATTGAAGCTCTTCAATGGTGATTAAATCTTGTCCAAATGCAATCTGCCATTTGCGACGCATTTCTTTTATCTGTTCAATCTGTTTCAAGGCACTATCCTGTTTAATTGGTACTGCTTTACCAGGAGGTCGAAACTTATTTATATCTCCAGAAATGAATATACCATCCAAATATTTAAGAAACTCTACTTCCACTACTTCTTCTCTTACAATCTTTAGATCACATGTCTTGTATTTGTGTTTATTCGGGCAGCGGTAGGTGTATCCAATACCTTCTTTATTTTTGAAACGATTACCATGCAACTTTGAGCCACAACGAGTACATACAATCATAGAAGAAAAGATGAAATCACTGGTTACTGATTTTGCACTATTCGATTTTGCGAACTCTTGACGCATAGACCTAACCTGTTGTACTTCCTCAAATAAATCTTCTGTGATGATTGGTTCGTGAGATGCATCGCTGGTAATTATATCATCCTTTGTAACCAGTCTTTTTCCATTTACCATGGTTCTGTACTTCCAACGGTTTTTTCCTATGTATGTAGGGTTACTCACTATGTACGCAATTGATGCATCTGTCCATGTTTTTCCTTGTTTGGTGCGAATACCTTCTTTGTTCAGTTGGGTTGCTATACTATGTACACCTGTAGTGAGATATTCGTTATAGATTCGTTGTAAAATACGTGCTTCACTGGGATTGACTACAAGATTGTAGTTCTCGTCGAAATCATAACCATATGGAGGATGGGAACCAATTCGATCTCCTTTTAATATCTTCTGTTCCATTCCCATCCTTACACGCTCTGAGAGGTTTTCCCGTTCCCACTGGGCAAGTGCTGCTATAATATTGATAAACAATCTTCCTGTAGCTGTGGTTGTATCAAAATGTTCAGTGACACTGACGAATTTTACTCCATTGTGATCGAATCGCTCAATTAAACTATGTAAATCAGGGACACTCCGTACCATGCGATCTAATCGATAAATGATGACTAAATCAAATGCCTTTTTCTCTACATCTCTAAGTAATTTCTGCATAGCAGGGCGATTTAAGTCTTTTGCACTGTAACCGTCATCTTTGTATTCACCCACAAAATCCCACTCATTTAGTTCAACATACTTCTTACATTTGTCTCTTTGAGCATCTAAGCTGAATCCCTCTTTTGCTTGTTCCTCTGTGGACACCCTTGTGTAGATAACTGCTTTCATTGTCTTTCTCTCCTTCTGAGGGTAGACCTTATCCAAAATCCCCTATGTATATATTTAGGGGGATCCTTTCATCTCTTCCTTAAAACAACTATAATGACACAAACAGTAACAATTGCACTAATAACCTGACCATATTTTATTGGACATCTATATCAATAGATTAATTTTTGTGTGTCTTCTGGATCAGGATTGTAAGAGCAATGAATGGGGTTGAATGAAATTAATAAATGTTTCTTCTCCCTAATTTCATTTATTGCTTTTAATTGACCTTCCCTTACGTAAAGATGCCAATATAATCGATTCGGGTAAAGGAAAGTAGTTAGGCTGTATTCAAGCAATATGTTTATTTGATACACATCACCATTAGTCAAATGGAAAAGACACTTGAATAACCCCTTTGTGGAGTTTCTTTGTTTCAATGCATCTAATAAAATGTCAACTGGAATTTCTGTCAAGCATACATCTCCAAAGGGAACCATCTCAGGAACCTCAGAAGTAATTGCATCCGTTTCAATTACTTCAGTACTAATGTTTATAATATCCTTTGAAATATCACAATACAGGAGATGATACTGATAGATATAAACAGGAACTTGTTTTATATTTGTTAAGAATATACTAAGTTGATTTTTTTCCTCTTTTTTAACTATTCTTACTTTAGTTAATAACTCTGCTTTTAATGCTGCTTCTTCTCTTTTTCTAGCTTCTTCTATTTGCCTGTATGCGAGTTCATTTTGTCTTCTAGCTTCTTTCATTTGACCTAAAGCAACTCTGGCAGTCCAAAGAGTTGCAGCAGCCCCGATGATTTGTCCAAATGCCGCCCACATATCCCAACTCATCCAATTTATATTTGCAAATCCTTGTATAATACTATTCCACACGAAAGACAACACTCCCAATTTTAATTCAATAAATTCATAATAGCAGATATTATCTTTCATTTTAGATTGTAAATAAAATGTAATGTTGTAATATTTATAATGAAGTAAACGAACTAAAGGGGAAGGGAAGCTTTGAAAAATAGGATTCAGTGGATTTTCATTGGATTACTGGTAGTTGTCTTATTTATAACAATAAGTTCATTAGCATTATGGTATTATCCCAAATGGTTTAAACAAAGCTCAGAATTAGATGCAGGGATTGTGACAGGACTTATTGGGATCGTAACATTAGTAGGAACCATCGAAGTAACAGTAGCAGTTAATACACAAACACAAAGAATGGCACTTAGAATGAATCAAGAAAATCAGCAACTTCAATTAAAGATTCAAGAGATGCATGTCAACGCAATGATGTTTCAAGCTCGATCTGGGATTCGAGATGAGATATTAAAACAACAATTAACTATTTACTCTAAATTATGCTATCTATCTCGACTATCTGATGATCTTAGAATCGATGCAAATTATCTTCTTAGGGAACATGCTAGCGAATCAGAAATAAAGAATGAAATAAGTGATGTTTTAAGTGGGTATGAAAATATCTTTAAAGAGTTTGACAGGATATACAGAGAACATTACAGTTTGTTACCCAAAGACTTAGAAATTGTATGACAAAGTTCAAAGATGAATTCGGTTGGCTTATTGTTGAGGCAGAAAATGAAGATAGAATTTCGTTCGAGAATAAGGTTCATGATCTAGATGAGCTTTTGAGTTTGATTCATAATATAGCTCTCCATGAATTTCAATTAGATGAAGTTGAAAAAGACATAGCCTCAATAAATAAAAATACTTGAGAGACTTCTTCTTTTATATGCATCTGCCTATCGTTATGATATGATTTAATTCCTAAAATTCAATCTATTAGGAGTGGCACAGTTGAAGAAGAATGACATTATATTGATTGTTGGGATTATTACATTTGCTATTTTGATTGCATATGTCCCTAGTGTATTAATGGCTTGTGGTCTTACGTTAATGTTATTAGGTTTTACTGTTTTAATGTATCCTAAGTTATTGTCCATTCCGATTTTTGAAAAATTAGAAAAGATTAAACTACGTACTTATCCTAGGCGATATGGAATCTTGATAATAATAGTAGGCTTCTTCTTATTCGCTATTTGGGGAGGAACGTTACCGCAACCACCAATTGCACAAATTCAAGCTTCACAAAATGAAAAGGCAACACCACCAAAATCTACAGTTCAAAAAAAGACAAATCAGCAAACAAATGCTCCAATAGAACAATTATACAAAGTAGCCAAAGTAACAGATGGAGATACATTTGATGTAGAAATCAATGGAAAAAAAGAAACTGTACGCATGTTACTAGTTGATACACCTGAAACTGTGCATCCAAATAAACCAGTCCAACCGTTTGGTAAAGAGGCGAGTACATTTACTACTCAGTTGCTGAATGGTAAAAGTGTTAAATTAGAAGCTGATAAAGAAGACAAAGATCAATATGGTAGATTGCTTAGATATGTATACATAGACGGAAAGTCTGTCCAAGAGCAGCTGCTTGAAAAAGGATTAGCACGTGTATCTGCTTACCAGCCAAATACCAAGTATGTCGCTAAATATCAACAAATTGAGACAGGAGCTAAAAATAAAAAAATTGCTATATGGTCTATCGCTAATTATGTACAAGCTAGTGGATTTGTAACTCCCACACCAAAGCCAGTATCAAAACCAGTACAGAAGCCAACACCAAAACCAGCTCCTAAACCAGAACCAAAACCAAAGCAAGAGACACAACCAGAACCAGAAACAAATTATGTGTATTATGCTAATTGTTCAGAAGCTAAGAGTGCTGGAGCTGCTCCCCTGTATGAAGGAGATCCTGGTTATCGATCTAAATTGGATCGTGATAAAGATGGAGTTGCGTGTGAATAAGAAGTTGAAAAGGGACCTTATTATGGTCTCTTTTTTTATGATCCTCTAAGAACTGGTGGCTGCCTTTTAATCAAGTAGCTGCAACAAATTAAAAAGCGACCTAGTTTCCTAGACCGCTGGTGTTATTAACCATCTGTAGGATCGCCCATTAACATAATATGACCTCCTTAGTAGTTAGTTATAAATTGAGATGTTAGTTGGTACATTGAAAGATATGTTCAGATAATGATGGTTTATAGATATCATAATGGTACTGCTCTGCTAGCTGGAGAGCATCTCTATAACGGATGCCAGCATCATACCGGTTGCCTTCTGCTTCGTAAATCTTCCCTTCAATTGTATATGCTTTAATGAGATCATGCATGTCTTTGGATTTCTTTGCCCATTTGAGTGCTTCCACAATGTTCCCTTTAGCTTTTACTAATTCATTTTGTTCGACATACAAGTGACTGATTTTCACGTATGCAATGCCTGGTGTTGTTTTTTTTAGTTTGTCTCGAATGTCTATTGCGGATTGGAAGCATCTTTCTGCGTTGACGTATAACTTATTATCAAAAGAGAGATTCCCAAGAGCCATAAGAACATAAAACACACTATCGGCATTATCTTGAAGGGATGCTATTTCGAGTGCTTTTCGTAAGACGTTAACTGCTCTGTCTCTTAACCCCTTATATTGATAAATTGACGCTTTTAGTTCATAAGATTTAATCTTCGTTATCCCTGTAATTTGTGCTCGGTTAGGCCAAATGACATTCAACCATTTTTCTGATTCTTCTATGTTTCCTAGTTCAAAGTATATGAGGGCTTTGTTGTAGTGTATATTGTGCCACGTGCTGAGACGCTCCCCTTTTTGATTGTAAATTTCTATTGCTTTATCAAGGTAGGAAAGAGAGCTTTTGAAGTCGTTTTCTCTGTATCTCATGACAGACATGTCACTAAGAGAGGCAGCTTTTAGATTGGATTTTGAATCATATTTTTTTTCGTCTGTATTTAGGATGAGTTCATATATCCGTGCTGCTTCTTCATAATCTCCAATTACAAAGCATCGTTTCGCCCTCAGGTAATTTTTAGCGATTTCATCGTTGATATATTGTAGCTTTTGGTTCAACTGCTGCAAACTTAAAGCATTCATTTTTACTTGTGCTTCGACTGATTGGAAAGCGAATAGATCAATGGTATCTTCATATTGAAAAGATAATTGCAGGGCTGAGAGTTCACCTTGCTGGATGTCTAATTCATCTAATAGCAGATTTAGTTTCTCTTCTTTTAGATTGGTTTTCCCTTGTTCAAATCTGCTTAGTGTGCCATGTGTGCAACCGATCTGATCCGCTAATTCTTGTAAGGTGACCCCGTTTTGAATACGTACTTTATGGATAATTTTCCTAAGATCATCTAGCTCCATTACTAAACACCTTTCATAAAATATTCTACTAAAAAATAAATTAATAGAAAAATCACCAAATGGGGCAAAATGTGCATGGTCGCGTGCACATTTTGGGTCATTTTGATCAAAAAAGCATCAAAATGGGGTGAGATGTGCACGATTCGATGCACATTTCCGGTCATTTGATGTTTTTACAACGAATTTTTTCTATGGTATATTCGTGATATATTCATAGTAATACAAAAAATACAAAAATAACGAGGATAAATAACATTATAAATAAAACACAAGAATACATAAATACACCATAGAAAGAAATATTTAGAATAATTATAAAATTAATAATTACAACTGCAACCGCATACATAGAGGTGGATAAAATGCAAACAGAAAACAATATAGGAAAAGAACAGGCAGAACAATTTCTAAATGATATAAGTAATTCCTTCACGAGATTCAGTTCAGAAATTCCCCGAAAAGCTACATCTCTTAATCGAAATGAATATAGTCTCTTTGCTAGAGGAAGTGTGGATGATGGTGTGAGAAGATTCTTGGATAGATTGAGTAGTGCATTTGAGCAGATTGAAGGCACCACAAACAGCCATCCAGAGGAAAAGGATAGCGTGGGTGTTACTACATATATGTATGATGATGTGATAAACGATGATGCCATAGATGTTAAAAACATTATAGACAAAATTCATCTAACTAGTAAGGAAAAAACTAAGATATTAATGATTGCAATGATGTTGTTTTAGTTGTTTTCTTCCGGCTCTTCCCTTTCTATAGCAGCAAGCAGAATGGCTCTAATACTATCTTGTTGCTTTTTAGTTAACTTATGCCCATCATAGACAAGCTCCTTTTCCAGAAGGGCTTTTTTTATTTGTTTTAGATCAAGTTCTTGAGAGTTATCTTCTTTTTCGTTTTTTACAGGTGTAGGATTGTCCGTTTCGCCTAATAAGTAATCAATGCTACAGTCAAATAAGTTGGCTATCTTTTTTAACCTAGATTCTCTAGGGATTTTAGGATCAGAGGATTCATAGTTTGCAACACCTGAACGACTTAGTCCTAACTTTTCAGCCATCATATCTTGAGTTAATCCTCTGGCTTCCCTTAACTCTTTAAATCTCTTTGCAAATACGTGGTTTTTATTACTCATTTTCCTCATCCTTTGTCTTTTCTAGTATTTATGATAATCAAAAATGTCTCTTTTAGAAACGAAACTTTAGGGGACATTTTTTATAATTCCCGCTTGACATGTTTCTTTAAGAGACATATACTAAAAATGTCCCCTAAAGAAACAAATGAGAGAGGTGACAAAATGAAAAATAATAATGTAGCTACGGTTATAAAAAGATATCGTTCTGAAAATGGAATCAGCCAAGAGCAGTTATCTACGCAATTGGGGGTATCACGTAACCATATTTCAAATTTAGAAACTGGTAAGAAAGATCCATCTCATAAACTGATGGAGCGAATTATTGTAACTATGTGGGATATTTTTTTTGAAATTTATGTCCCTAAAAGAAACGAAAATTCACATCAAAATATCAAGGAGTTAAACAACTATGAAAATCGAAACTTGGCTTGATCATGAAATCCGCTTTATTGAAATTGATGGAGAGTGGTGGGCAGTAGCAAAAGATATCGCTGATGCACTTAGATATAGCGAGACAACAGCAATGACAAAACACATGCGTAAGAAATATCTCATGTCTGCCAGATTGGCAGGTATGAACATGAAGAGCACTTTGATAAGCGAACATGGAATCTACAAAGCTCTCATGCGATCTCAAAGACCAGAAGCAGAACAGTTTGAAGATTGGGTGCTGGATGTTTTGGTTAAACTCCGTCAACAAAGCGGTCTAGAAGGCTTCCAAGTATCCCGAATGCTAGATAAGGAGCACCAAAAGCAAGCAATGGACAAAATCAGCCAAATGAACAAACCGCAACCAAAGCATTACATGAAAGCAAACACCATCGCCAATAAAGCAGTAGCAAATAAATACGGTCTTCCCAGAGCAATCAAAAAAGAGAACATGACAGTTGAGATGCTACAAGATCGCCAACCAATCATAGAAGATACTGCTCATCTTATGTTAATGAAAGATCGATTTGATTTGGACATGTCCATATCGAAGGCAATCTATAAGAAGTACAACTGATTTAACAACTCTGTACATTTTCATGCAAAATGTAAATCTACACAAGACAGAAAATTCGTTCTATTGGAGGCGAAGAGAATGACCACGAAACAGCAAAATAAACCATCGCCTGAAGCAATCCAAAACGCTTTGCTTATCCTGTGGCGAGCATGCGAGAGGATCAAGAAAGAAGAAGCAAAAGGAGGTGAATCGAATGTTCGGACGGATCGGCAAAGTGTATAACGGCACACCGAAAGTGAAGGAAATCCAAAAGGGCAGCATCAAGAATTTGCGTGATGTTGCTCTGGAGGAACAACAGAAGAAGAAAGGAGCGAAGTAGCGTCATGAGGGAAGCAAGGCGAAAGCAGCTGGAGCATGAGATTGAGATTTTGGAAGATGTGAAAAAGAAGATGCACGACAAGGGTTGCAGCGTTATGGAAGTAGGAGAACAGATCAGCAAGCTTCAAGGGAAATTAAAAGACTTGGCAGTGCAGCAACACCACCAAGCCCAGTAAAAACATTATGCAGGATCTAGTGTACCACAGTTGGAGCTAGATCGAAAGGGAGAATGGAAATGTATACCTACATTAAGAAAATCGTATTTCGTTTGATAGATGGAACGTTAATGGAAGTCAGTGGAGAAGAAGCAACGCACATGTACAACTTCGTATTAGGAAATGAGGACATTGTTTATATCGAGTTTGAAGTAGGGGAAGCACGTCGTATGGTACCACGTTCCGCCATTGTCTACTTGGATGTAACGGAGCATGAGAAAGCGAATAATCTTGCACAGCGTATGGATCACCTGTATGAAGCGATATTGGTGTTCGGGAAGATCAAAAAGGATATCAACCGTTGGAGATATTGGGCAATCGATCAAGGGAAACTTTATTACTTTGCAGTAGGGTTGGAGCCTGTTCTGTTATCAGAGGATAGAGGAGTCGTGAAACAAGCAGAGATGCTGTTGTACTTGCAGACAAAACTGGATGAGATCATCCCACCAGCACAACAAAAGGAAATCGTATAGGGGATTCTAGCCCCTTCTCATACAGGAGGTAACACATGACAAAGCCGATTATTGATAAAAGCAAAATGCTAACCATTGCGCCATTGAAAGTGGAGTATGTGCGAGATCAAAAGATGTTGAGTTTCAATAGATTGGGAGATCGAACGAACGTATTTGGTTACATCGCAGCTGGTATTCAATTTCTATTTTCTCTACATGGTAAGAAAGGGGATCGCAAATGAGTGAAAACCTAAACCTGAGTCAGAAGGTTGTAAAAATCATGTCAGAAGTAAGCAATATTGGCAAGGGTGCATACAACGAAAATCAAAAGTATTGGTACACCGAGGCTGTTGATGTTATTCGAGAGGTTAGAAAGCAAATGCTTGCTTATCAATTACGACTGAGAAGCGAAGTGACTAGTATCGACCGTCAGCCATGTGGAAAGATGACACTTGCAACTATCATGATTCAGTACACCCTGATTGATACAGAAACAGGCGAGATAGAAATCACTCACATGATAGCAGAAGGTGCAGACATTGGAGACAAAGCCATTAACAAGGCTATGACAAGTGGTCTCAAATACTTCTTTCGAGACACGTTCATGCTAGAGTTTGCCGATGATCCAGAACAAGAATCACCGAAAAATAACAACCGTAATCAAAAGCAATACAAGGGCAATCAACAACAGAAGTCTAGCAACCAATATAAACAGACTACTACCACAGGAAATAAGCCACAGACGCAAAGCCAGACGGAAAAAACAGCATCACAGAATGGAAAGTCAGCTGGTAACAAAAAGAAAAGCGACACACCACAACGTAATAAATTCTTTTCACTTTGTGATCAGAAAAAGATAGGCGAGAAATGGCAGAAGGTTATAACTGAATTCTATACTACAAAGCAAAGTCGGGCAGATGTGACAGAGGAAGAGTACAGGCAGATCAATGAAGAGATACCCAGCATGTCAAAAGAGAAGCTTTTAGCTATGGCAAAAACAGTCCAAGAACGTAAGGAAGTAAAAGATAAACAAGCATCATAGAGGGAGTTTTTCTCCCTCTTCCTATATAGGAGGTGTCGCATGAAGATATTCCGGTTAGAACGTCACTCAGCATTTGTGGACTGGGAAGAATTGATGAACATCACTGTGATAGCCCAAAACGAAGACGAAGCGAGAATGAGGGCATATGTTCATTTGAAAGAAAAAGGCTGTGAGCCATATGCACATGAACTGCTTGAACCAGATAAATGCACATGCAAGGTAATTCCGTTTAACAAGGGAGTTATAGCAGAAGAATTTAAATCAGCTTAGGAGGCACACCATGAGAAATTTAAAACCGAACGAACGCTACTTGATAAATGAGTTGCTGCATGAATTGGAACCACGTCACATGGATCATTTTCTATCTTTGAGCATTCCAGAACGCTTGGTTATGGCTCTGCAAGTATGGGTGGAACGATATCAATTGCTTGGTCCCACTGGAAGACGCTATGACAATGCCGATCAAGCTTACTACTACATTCTCCATTATGGATCGAATATTGAGTTGCCACCTGCTGGATATGTGAGGCACCAGCTAAATCACATGAGAGGTGAGAGTGCGTGAAAGTAATTTTCAGTTTGGAGCCAAATAAAACCTCCGCTTTTAAAACACTTGATATTCCAGAAGAAGAGTTGGAAGGCTTGGATTCCATTGAGGTTCAAGAGCTAATCAATCAAAAGTATTTGGAATGGGTGTCTGGTTACATCGAGTTCGATTGGGAAGTAGTAGAAACGGAGGAATCAGAGTGAACCTATTACATGAAATAAATGCAGGATATTACCACGTGAAGTTCTGGAGTTCGAAAGAAGTTGCTCAGAATGGAATGGACAATACAGAAATCGTAGAAATGATGCTGAAGTTTGATCAATTCGATCTTGAGAAGGTTAAGCGTCACGCAAAGATACATGGATTTGACCGAATCAAGATCACCAAATACCAAGAGATCACAACGTTGCTCAGTTTGGAGGAATCAGCATGAAGCTAACAAAAGAGACGTTCCTTGTGTGCAAGGGCTGTAAATATAACGCTCCTTACAATGGGAGCGAATCAGCTTGCCAGGAACAAGAAACGATGTACAGAGAAATGCTGCTCAAAGGTGATCTGAAAGTCAAAGTGAGTTGCGAAGATAAACAGAAAAGAGTGTGGTCTGCATGATACAAACCCATCGGTATTTTCTAAACAATGATGAGGATCAAGAAGGCTGGAATCTGGTGATTTTAGATCAGGATGGAAGAGAATGTACTCTATTTGCTTCTGGTGACTATGGAAGCTATGCAACTCGTTTCTATTTTGAGAAAGATTTCAGGGGAGCATTATTGGATTTTGACAAAGAGTATCTGCTTCGAAAGATTGCTAAAAGGAACATTTATGACGGTGATCAGACCAAAAAAGAAATTAAGCTCTACATTTTGAGAAGTCTTTATTCAAGTGGATTAAGCAGAGAAGAAGCCCGACGGGAATGGGACTTGATAGAAGGATATGACATTTGCCATGAAGTGGATTTTCATCACTGGTTGAATGCTACAGAGCTAGATTGGGATATAGTGACTGATTTTATGAGTTATAGGTATACAGCTGGAGCAGTGGCATTTGCAGAACGGACTTTACCACGATTGCACCAGCTTATATCCAAAGAATTAGAGAAAGAGGTGCAGTCACATGCTAAATAGGGTCGTACTTATCGGAAGATTAACAAAAGATGTAGAAGTCAGATTTACGAGTTCGGGAACAGCAGTAGCGAATTTCACTGTCGCATGTAATCGAAAATTCAACGATGAAACGGATTTTATCCAAGTGGTTGTATGGCGTGGGCTTGCGGAAAATTGCCACAAGTATATTGGCAAAGGCTCATTGGTTGCTCTGGAGGGACGATTACAGGTGAGTAACTATGAGGATCAGGACGGCAAGAAGGTATGGAAAACAGAGGTTGTAGCAGAGGATGTACGCTTCTTGGATTCGAAGAAAGAGCAGCAGGAAGACCAAGGCGATTCGTTCCAAGTTGTTGGGAAGCCGATTGATCTCGATGATTTGGATTTACCATTCGATATTTAGATTCTTTGTAACGTTACATGACCGTTACATGTAACATCGGGTGGCTCCGGTCACCCTTCACATACAGCATAGGAGGAAGAATAGATGAGGCAAGTGGAGTGGATAAAGGTTCGTGTAGATATGTTTGAAGATGAAAAAATCAAGCTCATACAAGCTCTACCAGATGGAGATGCCATCATTAATATGTGGATTCGTCTTCTATCAATGGCAGGGAAAACAAATGATAATGGCTACATTTATTTAAAGGAAGGTACACCTTACACTCCACAAATGCTTTCTATTATCTGGTCAAAAACCCAAACAGTAATTGAGCTGGGACTGAAAACGTTTGTTGATTTTGGAATGATCGAAATTGATACAAAAGGAATTTACATCTGCAACTGGGATAAACATCAAAACATCGATGGACTAGACAAGATCAGACAGCAGACAAATGAACGTGTTAGGAAACATAGAGAGAAAAAGAAACAACAAGAGTTACCTGTTCCTGATGATGGTAAAGAAGATTGTAACGTTACATGTAACGTTACAATAACGCAAGGTAACGCAACAGAAGAAGAAAGAGAATTAGAAAAAGAAATAGATAAAGAAAAAGAAATAGAGAAAAAGAAAAGTCGTCGCAAAAGCTCCGATGATGTTTTGTCTTCTTCCGTTCAAGATATTTGGAATCATTATTTGAAAACCTTTGAAGGATTATTTACTAGACTTACCTTGACAGCAAATAGAAAGAAAGTCATTGAACAAAGACTTAAAGATCCGCATCCAGAGAAGAAGGGAGAATTACTTTTCTCGGTGGAGGATATCAAACTAGCAATAAGCAATATACGTCAATCTGCTTTCCATTGTGGAGAGAACGATAAAAAGAAATTCTATGCTCACATTGATTTCATCTGTCGGAATGCCGACATGGTAGAAAAATGGATAAACGAAACACCAAAACCGCAACAACAGAAAGTAATTCCTTTGAAAGCAGGTGCAAACTATGACAATAAGCATAGCGGACATTTTAACCAAGCTCCAGCAGCGAAACCAATTACGAAAGGAAGAACAGGATGGATCAACCGACCAAAAAAATACCAAGTATGAGTGCCCGAAATGTAAAGACTTAGAAGGGTTCATTGTTCGTCTGGAGGATCGGACCGATGTCTGGAGATATTGTGAGTGTTATGAGAAAAAGATGCTTTCCAAGCGTGTAGAGCGGTTATTTAAATCGAGCCAGATTACAGAGAAATTCAGAAAGATGACTTTCGAAAACTTCTCTTTAAAAGGTCGCCCTCAGTTGATACATCATGCATTTCAATGTGCAGAATCTTATCTGGATTACTACCCTGATATCAAAGAAGAAAGACAAAATAGCATTTCTTTATTAGGGCAGCCAGGGAGTGGGAAGACACATCTTCTCACCTCGATTGCAAATGCCCTGCTGGATCAGGGGGTGGGAGTGATCTATTTTCCTTGGGTGGAAGGGTTGAATGATTTGAAAGATGATTTCTCCCAAAAAAATGAGAAGGTCCAGCAGCTAAAAGAGATCGAGGTTCTATTCATCGATGATCTATTCAAAGGACGAAAAACGGCGACAGATTGGCAAAAGGAATCTTTGTTCGAGATTATCAATTACCGTTATTTAAATCATCTGCCAGTCTTGATTTCATCAGAAAGAGATATAGACGAAATATGTGATGAGGATGAAGGTATAGGCTCACGAATCTATCAAATGTCTAAAGACTTCACTGTTGTTTTAAAAGGGGAAGAGGGCTTGAATTATCGCTTAGATGAAGAGGAGGCGGTATGATGGCGAAGGTACTACCACTGATAAGGCATCAATATGAATACACAGCTCTACATGATTACAACTTTACCTGGACGGATCAACAGCTGCGTGAGTTCCGCAAGCTCTGGAAAAAGGGATTCGGGATTGATTTTATTGGGAGGGAGTTGAACAGGCATGAAATAGAGATTATGTGCTTGGTCATCGATCAAGCTGAGAAAGGTTACATTGATGCTCGTGAGGGTGGCATCATGGGGAACCGAGGACAAAAATAAAAGCCAACCTTTAAGCGAGGTCGGCTGAGCATAGAAATTAAAAACACAAAATTTTCAATTACCAATGATATTTTACGAGAAACAGTAGGCGAAATCAAGGGGGAAGCATCATGAAACGAATGATAGATACAGAGAAATTGATAGAGTGGCTAAAAAGTGAAGAAGATAAACATCGTGAAGATTCTTACAAATGTACAGGAAATAAATCTACAATGCTATACGGAATGCATGCAGGTATCAATTGGGTGAAACAAAACATCTGGGCAGGGAACTTTGATACGGAGGAAGATGAACAATGTTTTGATTCTATGCTACGTCTTGAGCCGGATGGACAGTATTGGGTTCTTCGACGGGGTGATACGGGCTGGGTTAGATTGGATCGATTCGTTGAGGAGGGTGACGAATCATGAGGCATTGGTACAAATACAAATTTCGTGGACACAGCATTGGTTGCCAGCCAGATGATTTTGTATCGCATGATGTACAGATTGGGAAATTTGGAGCAGTAGCATATGACAGGGAGTTGACGGAGGAAGAGATCCAAGCTTATGAATTGGAGCCTGTGAGAGTGGAGGGTGACGAATGAACGAAGTGTATTGGGTATTTCGAAAAGCAGAGCATAAAGAGGAGCCACTGGGGATTATCCACGAATGTGTAGTCTGCGGTGAGTCTGAAGTTATTGATATGTCTGGATGGTGTATGGATTGCCACGAGCAGCATACGGAGGAGGATGACGAGTAATGGAAGTGTTTAGCCAATACGGTGCAATGTATGCAGAGTTATCAGAATCAGATGTAATCGAGAAAAAACCTGTGGAGCTAGGGGATGGAGTTTTATTACCTGGTGAATGGGTAAGGAAGTTGGGAGAGAAGAAGCGTTCCAGTTTCAGTATGAGCTATGGTTACTATCTTCGATACGCTGGAATGGTTGATAAAACTTTGTTATTTGGTGTGAACCATTCCACTGCTCATCCACTCTACTATGCTTTTCACTATATTGATAGCGGGTATCTAGCTGTTATGAAGTGGAGTTGGATGTGGTTGGGATATTCGCATCAAACATTTAGAGAAATTTACAGAGATCAAGGATGCAGCAGATATACATGAGCAATTGGAACTGTTTCAATAAGAAAATCCCTAAATCATGATCCGATCTAGGGAAACTCCTTCGAACAATAGATGGAACTACATACAGCTATTATACCAAAGGAGTGGATAGCATGGAATTGTATCATGATCTCTGCATTGAAATAGATATTATCACGATTAGAATTAAGAACTTAGAGAACGAATATAATTACTGGTTAGAAGCATCCTTTAAATCTACTATTAACAAAGCTTTTCCACTAGACACATGCTTGAATCGGATGCAAAAGATATGTGATTTAGTTGAAGAATATACAAATCTACTAGAAGAAAAAGAGAGTACCAGAAAAGAAATAGAACAGCGGATGTCTGCGTTTGAGGGTCTTGAATATAAAGTAGCTTATATGCGACATGCAAAGGGGATGACGTTACCAGAGATAGCTGCAGATTTAGGTTATTCCTATGATTGGATTAAACGGATAAGCATGAGGATAAGAAAACAGTACACCAAGAGTACACTGACATCTTGATTTATCTAATTATCCTGACAACAGTTAAAACTATATGTAGTCAGCATCTGGTGAGTTGTTGTGTTTTTATCTTTCTATTCTAACCATTCTATTTTTATCCAATAGAGTAACTTCTATAAAAATATGTTTTATGTTAAGATTGATGTGCCATACCCACCTCAACAAAAGGGTAACGATGACATTTCTTCTTTTCAACAGCACTTGGCCGGAGAAGAAAAAAGACAAGAAGGACGAGGAACAGAAGAAGGAAGAGTAAGCCTCGTCGGCTCGATCCTCATAAAAAGCCCTGACGTCTAGTCATCAGGCAATGACTGACCGGATTTACTCAATGGTGATTCGGTCAGTCACAACCTAATCGCTGTCTAATCATTGGTAAAGGTTTTTCTTGAAATATGGGCTAGATCATTCTATAAAAGAAAAGCATGTCATAAATGTCGTCATGTTTATATATAGTGCTAGAAAACATGGTTTGTTTAAGAGAGCAAACAGTACACTAAGAGTACACTAACGTCTTGATTTATCCGTGTTATGATGATATCAAGCAAATTTAACATTCAACTCCTCGGTATAGCAGGGGCGATTAGGAAAGCCTAGTCGCTCTTGTTATTTTATTTCTAAAGGAGATGAATTGAGGCTTTTCAATTTAGGTTTATGTAATAATTATATAAATTAATATTTATTTTGAAAATAATTGTCAAACCAGCAACTGATTTTTGATAAAATGGAATAGTGTGAAAATATATTTACAGGGAGGTTCTTCATGGGAAAAAAGTTCTGTAGTTTCCTACTGATTTTCTCACTATTTTTTACTCCAATAGGAATTTCTGAAGTTTCTGCTTCAACAGCTGAGTCAACACAAGTAAAAAAACAAGTTTCTTCAGCTTTTAACAAGGTTCTTTCCAAAGGTAAAGAAGGAAAATATCACATTGACGGAATGACAGTCAATGTAGATTATGATTACGTAGTAGTAGATAAAAAAAGTAAAAAAGTAACAATCCAAGAAAAAAAGAAAACAGCAAAAGGAATAAAATTTGAGGGTGTTACGTTAGCGCATGGCATAGCTTTCATCCCGCCAAAACGAGAGAATAATGGTTATCCAGGTAAAGGCTATGTTTATACCTTTTTTCGAGTAGTAGATACAGATGGCCCAATCGGTCCGCTAAATATTAAGGGAGAAGTAGATGTAAATACATCAGATTACCAAAATGGACCTTTCAAAGACGATTTTGCTAATGTACAAGTAGATTGGAATTGGTTTGAGTATAGCGAGGGGAGCACAGAATTCAGTACTACTGAGGTGAAAAGTACTAAATTTTATGAAGTATCTACCGACGTAGAAGTGAAGTTTATGACAAATAAAGATCGAAAGAGAGAAACATGGGGACCACTTTTGGCTAATAAGAAAGCATTTGAATACCCTTGTAGATACTACGATCCAGTGAAAACTTGGGTCCCTCTTCAATGTCATGGTGGAGATCATACCTATCAAATACTTTACAAAGATCCTAATTCCGACAAAACCATGTACACACCCACAACTACACTTATGAAACAGGTACCGGCTGATCAAAGAGTCCCATGGAACAATGAACTAAGAGGAGAATATATTGCAAAATATATTCAAACCTATGGAGATCCGAAGAAGAAGGACCCAAAATTCAATTGGAGTGATTATGATATCCATCACATCATTCCGAGAGAATATGGAGGAACAAACGATTTCAACAACTTGATTCCTTTAAAAAGAGAGTTTCACCAACAAAATGTCACTCCTTGGTGGACCAATTACTAGAAGTTAATATAAGCATATCTGCACTTAGGGTTCATTCAAGATGCGGATATGCTTTTTAAAAGGAGAGTAATTATGAAACTGGTTCATGAAACACTTAATGAATTAAAGAAGCAGTTGATTAATAATAAACTATCAATTCAAGAACAAAATGGTGTAGCCATTGAAATGGAGTTTCAGTTTGAAAAACCCGCACCTGAAATAGAAATCGAAGGGTTTATCAATTCAACAGGATTATGGTTACCTGAAGACTACAAAGCGTTTTTACAAATACATAATGGTGCCACTCTTTTTCAACCTTGGTATGGAGGGCAATTTGAGCTATATGGATTAACTAGCATCTATAAGCAAAAGAAACAGGGATTGTTTATGGAATTTTGGTACCCTATTGGATATCAAGATGGTGGTTATTTAATGATTGATGGAGAGAAAGTTACTCAGGGAGAACAAAACTATTTGCTGTGGTGGGAATCAAGTATTTTTGAAGATGTAAAAAGCCTGAACATGAATTTTTCATCTTGGTTAAATCAATTTATTATTGCACAAGGAATGAAATTTTGGGATTGTCCCTAACGTCATATAATTTTTTTCGTCAAATCGCTAAGAAAAGCGCGGTCATACGATCGTGTTTTTCTCTTTATTTGCAATTATATAGACCTAGAAGCTCGAAATTCATAAAATATAGATCGGTAATACGATTTATCATTATTCGTTTTTAAATCACGTCACGAGGATGTGAGGGGCTTGTTTTTATATGTAATGAGGTCTGAACAATCTGATTATGTAGAACAGTAAGAATTGTAATAACTAAAATAACACTATACAAAAGAGAGATATGCTAAAATAATTCTAGACTGAGATACAGTCTTGTCTTACGAAAAGGTCTTCACATGTTTAAGCGATCAAAGCAGGTTACTTTTCACCCCTCTGAAGAAAATGCTATCTGGAAGATTGAATGGCCAGGAGATACTGTCGAAGTAACTTATGACACCGAGATGGTTGATCTTGGTCCCATTATTAAAGGAGGCATTCCTAGTGATATGACTGTATATCGCAAGGATCTCAAGGTGGGAGAGTCTGTTACTGTGAAGGATCGTAGTAAAAGGAAGATTGCGACTGTAACTCGTATGAGTTAAGCTCGTAATAATCTTCTGTGTCTGGCAGCATCCAGTTGTCCAGACACCAGAATATAAGTAAATCATATAGATGGAGTCGTCATTGGGACGGCTCTTTTAATTTGGCCTAGAACCAGCAACTGAACGACGAACCCTAATTTGACCAAAAAATGGAATCTATCTGACGGACTAGAGCGGCAACCCTGTCACTACCCCTTTTTGTCCATCCCCTCGAGGTGGAATAAGAAAACCACCTAATCTCTAAGTGCATAGAGGTCATGTGGTTTGTTGTTACTATTTATCGGATACGGAGTGAGGAAACTACATCATTCCATGATCTGTTATTGCTTAGCTTTTTCTTGGTGAAATCAGAGTATTTTCCGGGCTTCAATTTCCATTTCCGACCTTCGTAGTTGATATGCTCATAGAGAACAACGCCATCGCCGCCGGAAACCTTAGCAGAAGATGCAAGATCGTTCCAATTGTTATTTACTAGGGTGCTATCATTGGAGCAGAATTTTATAGAACGACCTTTGAAGTTAATATGCTCATACAGTGTTACACAAGAGCGATGTTGCTTGTGGTTGTTGTGAGCAAATGCGGCAACAGGAACGAGAGAGCAGGCAAGGACTACAGCAGAGGTAACAATGGAAATACTTTTTTTCATATAAATGGAACACTCCAATTACAAAATTTTGGGAATTAACCCTTTTGTATTATCCCCTAAATATTGTAAATTGTCTAGGCGAACAAACTCAACTGCTGGCCATGATCAAAGTTGAGTCTAAATTGCTTATGAGTGAATACTGTACCGCCGAGCTGTAAGCCATCAACGCTTATCGTTTGATCGAATGATACTTGTACATTGCGAGAGGTCACAGCGTCGATCCGAGCGGATACATCTTCATATGGTGTCCCATCTTTGCCATACCAGATATCATCTATCATTAGCGGTTCCATTTGGTCACCCTCTCAATTTATACCGTTTTAGACTACTTCTATGGCTATTTGGTTTAATTGTATCTATAATTAGAATATTAAATCAAATGGAGGAATTTGCTTGATGAAATTAAAAGTTACTATGGATAGTGGGAAAGAATACATTATTCCAGTAGAAGACTTTGAATGGTTTGAAAACAAAGTCACTAATCAAATGGGTGTACTCGCTAATCATTTTGTAGATATTGCTGGATTGGTTATTGTCCCTACTCATATATCAACTGTTGAAGAGTACATAGAGGAATCGCCAAAATCAGATCTATTTTAATATATCACTTTGAACGATTAACCACTTCTCACGAGGTGGTATTTTTTATGCTCTGGAGGTGGTGAGAATGTGGCAAAAGGTAAATATCAGGAGTGGTTAACAGAAGAGGGATTGTTATTACTGGAAGGATGGGCGCGTGATGGTCTAACAGATGAGCAAATAGCCGATAATATGGGGATTAATGTCAGGACTCTTTATAAATGGAAACAAGATCATGGGCAGATTTTTCAGGCCTTAAAAGAGAGTAAAGAAATAGCAGATCGTCATGTAGAAAATGCATTATATAAACGTGCAATAGGCTATAGATTCACAGAACAAACCGTCACAAATAAAGGGAAAGTGGTTGATGTTGAAAAATATGAACACCCCAATACAACAGCAATCATTTATTGGTTGAAGAACAGAAAACGCAAAACGTGGAAAGACAAACAAGAGATTGAACACAGTGGTGATGTTGGTTTAAACATCCAAATTGACTACGGAGATGACGAAGATGATTAATATCAAAGTTCCCTTTAATCGTCATTTCAAAGTAGCCAATGCAACCAAGAAACGATATCGAGCGTTAAAAGGTTCTGCTGGATCAGGAAAATCAGTGAACGTTGCACAGGATTTTATCCTAAAGTTATCTGATACGAAATATAAAGGAGCTAACCTTCTTGTTGTTCGTAAAGCCGATGTGACCAACAAACATAGCACATATGCCGAGCTAACAGCCGCTATTTATCGCATATTCGGAGCTGATTGGGAAAATTACTGGAGTATCAAACAAACTCCAATGGAGCTCAAATGTAAGCTCACTAATAATGGTGTTATCTTTCGTGGTATGAAGGATGAGAAAGAACGAGAGAAAGTAAAGTCGATAAACTTCCAGCATGGAAAACTTACCTGGATCTGGGTGGAAGAAGCGACAGAACTACAAGAAGCCGACATAGATATTTTGGATGACCGTTTGCGTGGTCAGCTTTCTAATAAGAATCTGTACTACCAGATGACGTTTACCTTTAACCCTGTCAGTGCATCCCATTGGATCAAGAAGAAATATTTTGATGCACCCAATGAGGATATGTTTACCCACCATTCCACTTACTTGGAAAATCGCTTTATAGATGATGCATACCATCGCCGTATGATGCTAAGACAAGAACAGGATCCAGATGGATATCAAGTGTATGGACTCGGAAACTGGGGCGAGCTTGGAGGGCTTATTCTTTCCAATTACATTGTTCAGGATTTCGATACCAGTTATGAGCGGTTTGATACCATGGTCCATGCTCAAGATTTTGGTTTCAATCACTCAAATGCAATACTCACGGTCGGATTTAAGGACGGGGAGTTATTTGTGTGTAATGAAATCTATGTCAATGAGATGGACACAAACGAAATCATTCAATTAGCTGATCGACAAGGATTGAGTAAGCAATTGACCATGTATTGTGATAGCGCGGAACCTGATCGTATACGAATGTGGCAAAAAGCTGGATACAATGCGGCTCCTGTTCATAAGAATCCTGGTAGCGTGAAAGCTCAAATTGATATCCTAAAAAAGATGAGGATACACATCCATCCTTCCTGTATGAACACCATCAAAGAGATCCAGCAATGGAAATGGAAAAAGAACACACAAACGAATGAATATATCGATGAGCCTGTTGAAGTGTTTGACGATGCAATGGCAGCATTAAGATATTCCATAGAGCCGTTCAGAGGATTAAAAACAGAACCACGGTTAAGATTTTTATAATAGCAGCAATTACAATATTAAAACAATTTGAGGACTCATCCGTATTTATTGCGGATGAGTCCTCCCACTACAGCAGATCTACCTTCCGTTCTGAAGAATTGTATCAATAATTACTTGGCCTTCAGAGGTCTTCGTCAGATGTGATTTTGACTGGAACTTGCCAGAAACATAATCCATCTGTAGGCGATCTCCCTTCGGACTCTTAACAATGGTCAATTTGTTAGTAACACCCTGTGAAACTACCAGCCATTCGCTGTCGGAACGCCTGACCACAGAAACATCCTGATAGAGAAATTTTCCATTGATTATTTCGACAGGGAATGTGTGTACAGGAAGGCTGTGATGGTCTTTAAGGATGGAGATGGTCAAGTGCATTTCACCATAGACAATCTCGCTAGCGAGTACACGACCACCAGGACCATTACACAACCTAACTTGAACATAAGGCGCTTCAAGCTGTCCTGTGTTTGTATTGTTCACTTTAATCCACTGTGTAGCTCGGACATTACCTGCATTAGAATTTTTAAAATAAGCAGTGTTGCACTTATAGTTTTTCTTGCTGACCATTGGGTAGAGCCTTTCTGTGGGAAGAGCTGTTTTGGGATCATTTAATAATAACATAATCAAGGAGGTGATAAATTGTTTGATCGGATCAGAAACTTTTTTACTAAACAGAGCCGTACAACGGGAATAATTACCATTAACCAAGGGCAACCACAATGGACTGATACCAGATATGACAAACTAGCAGACGAAGGATATACAAAGAACGTCTATGTATATCGGTGTGTGAACGCAATAGCAATGGCTTGTGCTGGTATTCCTTGGCTACTCTATCAGAAAAACAGGAAGCTCAAAGAGATAGAAAAACACCCTTTGATTGATCTGCTTGCTAATCCAAACCCTATCATGGGACAGGCGAAATTCATAGAAAATGTTATTGCTTATCTCCAATTATCAGGGAACAGTTATATTGAAAGAGTGGGACCAAATAACGGACCACCAAAAGAGCTTTATACCCTTCGTCCTGATCGAATGGTTGTTGTAGTAGGGAACATTACGCAGCCCATCGCAGGATACGAATACACAGCTAATGGGATGAAAACAACTCTATCAAATGAATCTATCTTACATCTGAAAACCTTTCATCCGCTCGATGACTGGTATGGAATGTCACCTATTGAAGCGGCAGCACGAACCATTGACCAAAATAATGAAGCAAAAGCATGGAGTGTATCCCTTTTGCAGAATGGTGCACGTCCCTCTGGTGCTTTGATTACACCAGGAAACTTATCAGATGAACAATTTTACCGCACCGAAAATCAATTGAATTCGAAATATGCAGGAGCCAAGAACGCAGGGAAACCGATGTTATTAGAGGGTGGGCTTGATTGGAAAGAGATGTCCTTATCTCCAGTGGATATGTCATGGTTAGAGGGGCAAAAGCTATCATCGAGGGAAATTGCTATAGCCTTTGGTGTACCGCCGGAACTCATTGGGGATAGCAGCAATAAAACATATTCCAACTACAAGGAAGCACGACAGGCATTCTATACGGAAACCATATTGCCGTTAATGGATTGGCTACGGGATGACTTAAATAGATGGCTTACTCCTCTGTTTGGCGACAATCTCTATCTTGACTATGATCGAGATGAGATTGAAGCTTTACAGGAAGATCGGCAGTCTGTTTGGGATCGATCTATCAAAGCTGTTGTATCTGGCATTCTGACACCAAACGAAGCAAGGGAAGCACTAGGATATGATGCGATACCAGAAGGAGATAAGCTAAAAGGATCGTCAGTACAACCACAAGAAGAGCAGCCGGAAGAACAAGAGGATATGTCATCGAATGATAATGAGCCTACCAACGACCAGCAAAAATCGGTTGAATGGAAGGCTTTTAATTTGCAAACAAACGAACAAAAAACAGCATACTGGAAATCATTCGATCAATTGAGATCCAAGTGGGAAAAAGCAGTACAAACACAGGTAACCAAGCTATTTGAGCAAGAAGCACAGCAGGTTATAGAAGCGGTTAGGGGTTCACCAGATACCAAGAGTATTGAGGATAGAGCGTTGAATGCCATCGATTCTAAAGCATGGGAACAGCTCTACAAGGCTATCTATACAGGTATCATGGAGGATTTTGGAGAGCGTACCTTGCGAGGGTTGAAGTCCTACACCAATCTACAAACAAAACAAAGTAATTGGTTAGATGCGGCTCTTTCTTTTATCCAATCAGCAGTAGGAAAAGTCACACAGATCATTGATACAACCAAAGAGCAGATTAAAGAAATTATCTCAAAAGGCGTTGTAAATGGTGATGGAATAGATCAGATTGCTGATGGTATTCAAGAACTATATAAGGACATGACACCACGCCGAGCAGAGACAATTGCTCGAACAGAAACCATAGCAGCCAGCAATGCAGGTTCGCGGTATGCCGCAATCTCGACAGGGTTATCACTCAAAAAAGAGTGGATCAGTACACGTGATTCACGTACTCGGGTTTCTCATAAACACATGGATGGGGAGATCAAAGGGATAGATGAAACCTATTCCAATGGATTGATGTTCCCAGGAGATCCGAGTACAGGAGATGCATCGGAGACCATCAATTGTCGATGTGCGGAGGGTTATATCACGATATAAGGAACAGAACGAGCAAACGAACGACCAACCCTAATTTGACCAATAAATGAAAAACAGACCGATATATATTTCAGATCGGTCTGTTTTTACACAGGTATGTAAATTTATTCTATTTAAAAACATTATCTTCGGTTCCTCTCATAGGTTTCACGTATGATACGTGGTCCTATGAGAGGAGTGACCCTTAGGTCAGCGAGTTGTCATCGACACGGCCAGCCGATGTCTCCGCCTTCTTTCTCCGGCGGGTCCATGATTGCGTTGTGGATGAACATGGTGTGTTCCTCTCACTAAAAGGGGTGGGTCACCTGCTTTGCTATCATAGTCCATTACATAATATTATTCAAATAAAAAATAATTCCCACTATTCCCCCTATAACTAAGATATTTATTGGTCAAATTAGGGTTGGTCGTTCGAATGCTGGTTTTAGGGGCTTTAAGGAAGGTGATAACACTGAAAATCAGAGATCAAATGATAGGTAAACGGATCGTTGATATCTACGTGGAAGATAAAGAAATTCATAACAATATGTCGCTTCTGACAACTTCGTTATCGTGCTAGAAGATGGTTCGAAATTTGAGATGTCTGGAGTTTATGCTAATGATTTTGCAATGATTCAAAAACACAAGGGAGAGGATTGAATTGGAACATAAAGCGTTTCGCTTTGAAATCAAAGGGATATCTGATTCGGGTGAGTTTGAAGGGTACGCAAGTACAAGGAAAAAGGATAGTTATGGGGATGTTGTTGTAAAAGGAGCTTTTAAACGTACCATTGACCATAACAAAGACGGTTTTCCTATTCTTTGGTTTCATGATCCGTCTCAACCGATAGGAAAAAGTATTACCTTGGCTGAGGATGATCACGGATTATACACTAAAGGACAGATTGATCTAGATACAGAACTAGGAAAACGCGTATATTCCGGTATGAAAAAAGGCTATATTGACCGGATGTCCATTGGTTACAGAACTTTACAAGAGGATTTTGAGGAAGGCACTAGGTTGTTAAAAGAGGTACAGTTATTGGAATATAGCATGATAACAAAAGGGTTTGCTGCCAATGACACAGCTTTGATTACCTCTGTTAAGTCGCCCCCTTCTGTTCTGCAGCAAGTGAAACATCTTACATCCAATGATATTGATCCACGTTTGATTCAAGACGCAATTAAATCACTGCAAGCCTTATTATCTGCTGACTCGCTGACACGCACTCAGCAGAATGTAACAACGACTGATAACGCGGATGATTCCACTTACCAGTTGATTCTCAATGAAATGAAAAAATACGTAGGAAGTGATTAGAATGAGTGAAGTGTTAAATGAAATGAAGTCCGTGTTTGAGCAATTTAAACACAAGTATGCAGAACTAGAGACAGAGGTTAAAAAGCAAGGAGAAGCTACTCAGGAGACGAAGAACACATTACAAAATATCAACAATAGCTTAGATGAACTGAAGAAGGTCAATGAGCGATTAGATGAAGTAGAAACCAAAATGAATCGTCCTATGATTGGCGAAACAGTAGAGAAAAAAGAAATTACTCCATTACAACAAAAAGCATTTGAAAAGTTCTTACGTTATGGTAGTGGGGAATCATCTAAAACCACCTGGCATCCAGATGAATTGAAGGCTTTGTCTTCTCTATCTGACGCTGATGGTGGTTTTTTAGTACCTGCTGATTTTGAAACAAATGTGCTCAAAGTAGCGCAAAACATGGCAGAGGTTCGCCCATATGCCAACGTAGGTACTACTAACAGAGATAAGGTACAAGTTGGTAAGATTACACAACGTGCAGTAATCGGATGGGGTTCTGAAAGTGTTGCGGTATCTCCTCAAGATTTGGCATTTGGTTTGGAAGACATGCCAATCAATGAAATGACTGCTCTTGTATTGGTACCTAACTCCACACTAGAAGACTCTGGAGCAGATTTATTTGATGAATTGTCTTTGCTGTTTGGTGAAGATATGGCAGCCGAAGAAGACAATCAATTCATTGTCGGTAATGGTGTAAACCGCCCAGAGGGTATCCTTTCAAATGCAGATGTCCAAGCACGATATGTTGCATCTGGCGTGGCTGCGTCTCTTACTGATGCAACACACAATGGTGTAGATGCTCTGATCCAAGCACAGTACAAACTAAAGAAAACCTACCGAGCTAATGGAACATGGGCATTTAATAGCGCAACAGAATCCGTTATTCGTCAGTTAAAAGACACTACTGGACAATACTTATGGCAACCGCCTGTTCAAGCTGGTGCACCTGCAACACTCTTAGGTCGTCCTATCATTAACCCAGAAGGTGCACCTGATATTGCTGCAGGAACTTTTCCTATTGTGTTTGGTGATTTTCGTAGAGGTTACCGCATCCGTGATCGTCGTGGAATGACCATTCAGCGTTTGGTAGAACGTTACGCAGAATACAGACAAACAGGATTCCTTGTTACTAAACGTGTTGGCGGTCAAGTCGTGATGGATGAAGCTTTCGTACCTGTTAAAATTGCCACTAGCTAATAAACTAGTGGCTTTACTATTTCATAGGAGAGTGAAAATACATGCATGATGTAAAAAGTAATATCAAACTAATTGAGCATATTGCGGCTGTCTCCCAGAGTGCAGGTGCATCCAATGGTACAGCAGTAGATTTAAAAGGATTCACCAATGTATCTTTCTTGATTACATGCGGAACTGTTGGATCAAGCGCAACCATTGACGCAAAGGTTCAATATAGCGACAACGGTTCTACTTGGACGGATGCGACTACTACCGACACAGGAAGCGCAGTGGCTATTACTCAGAAAACAGCAGCATTCTCTGACCGTTTACATGTCGTGAAACCAACACATAGATATTATCGTGTCGTTTCCACTGTTGGAACTGCTGCATCTGTTGTTGGTGTAATGGCTGCTCTTGGTGGCGCACGTCATAAACCTGTTTCTTATAGCTAAGGGTGATTAAATGAGAATTCGGATAATCCAAACATGTAAAGGTAGTCCTGACGGCATACAAGTCAATGAATATGAGGCGGGTCAAGTCTATGACTTGCCTTCTTCACTTGCTCATGTATTTCTAGAGCAGGGGTGGGCTGAGGAAGACAAATCGATATCCAAAGCACCTGAAACAAAAGAGGTGAAGCCTAATGTCACTAAGGCTGATAACACCACCAGCAAGCGAACCAGTAACAAGGGAACAGGCAAAAAATCATCTAAGAGTTGATATAGATGAAGATGATACCCTAATATCCTCACTGATTGTTGTAGCCCGTCAACGTGCAGAAGAGTTCACAAGGCGGGCTTTCATTACTCAAACATGGGAATGGACACTATTCGATTACAACATTCCTCGTCGATCTGTGACTCTACGATCACAAGGACAACAAATTGATCAGGTTACTCTTGATGGTGTAGAAATGTCTGCTACTCAATATAAGTTGATTAGTGATGATATTGTATTTGATCCAATGGTGAAGGGCGTTTTTACCATTCGTTACACTGCTGGTTATGGAGATAACGCGGACGATGTACCCGAACAGATCAAACAAGCGATTCTACAGATAGTCGGGCATCTCTATGAGAATAGAGAGAGTCAAGGAATACCGCCGTTAGCAGAGGATTTACTTTCCTTATACAAGGTGTGGATGATATGAAAAGTGGTCGCCTACGGCATAGAGTAACCATCCAACAGTTTGTACAAGGATCTGATGACATCATTGGTGGAACAATCGACACATGGGAAGATATAACGACGATTTGGGCGAAGGTAACTCCACTCAGTAGTAAAGATGTACTTATTTCTCAACAACTAAAAAATGATGCCACTCATCAAGTAGAGATTCGCTATCGATCAGATATCAATGCTAAAATGCGCCTTATTTATCGAGGAAGGATATTAGACAACATCTCAATCCGAGATATAGACGAATTAAGAAAAGAAATTCGTCTTCTTTGTTGTGAGGTGAGGTAAGGTGGCTTACAAAAGTAGGATTCCTAAAGTCATCAAGCAACTTAGTAAGAACGAGCAGGACGCATTAAATGCAATGGGTTTGTTTGTAACATCTGAAACAAAAAAGAGAGCACCAGTAGATACAGGTAGATTACGAAGTAGTTATCGCCATGATGTAGGAGATCATTTTGTGAGAATCGGAACCAACGTAAAATATGCTATTTATTTGGAATATGGAACGAGAAAGATGAAGGCTAGATCACATCTGGGGCCAGCTATGAGACAAAACAGAAAGAAAATAAAAGCGTTGGCAGCTAAGTACTTAGGTCGTGGATTATAAGGAGGGGTGATGATGTCGAGAACAGTGATACCTATTGATATCAGTAGTGATAGTGGTACTGTATTTGTAGCAGATACAGCGGCAAATACAACAGATGGAAACTACTTTATCAATAGTGGTAATGAAATTTTATTCGTAGAAAACGCTGGCGAAACTTCTGTTACAGTCACTATTGATTATGTTGCTGATAGATACGGGCGTGATGGAACAAAAACTGTGAGTGTTGCTGCAGGTGTTACAAAAATGATCGGACCATTCGCGAAAGAACTATACAATCAACCAGGGGAAAGAGTTCATGTCAATGTTAGTGCTGCCTGTGATTTGTGTGTGATTAGCAAATGATTGATCTACAACGCTTTATTGTCCAACAGCTAAAACTAGTACATCCACGAATACACCTTGAATTTGTTCCTGAATCCCAAAATGTAGAATATCCTTATGTTGTTTACAACTTCTACGATAGTGACGAGATGGTAGATCGACGTGAGGATGTTCTTTTAGAGGTGGATGTTTGGGATAAACCTGTGAATGGATCAGCTTTAACCTTGGAAACCTTATCTGATGCGATTCATCAAAAACTGAACCGACTATTCTACACCGATAACACAAGCGGGTGGAGTTGTCGGTTTTTTCTTGCCAATCGTTTAATGATCCCAGATCCTGATCCGACAATCAGACGACGGCAATTGCGTTATGAAATTAGAACATACAGGAGGGATACGTAATGCCACCATATAACACACATGGGATTACAACTGAAACCATTAAGAACATGATGTTTGATGCTGGTGCTGTTTATGTCAATTATGGCGTGACAGGCGAAAGGTTAATTGGAGCTACAAGCGGTGGGAATACATTCACCGTCGAGCGTGAAGTGAAAATGATTGAGATGGATGGTGCTCGTGGTCCTGTTAAAGGTGCACGAAGAATCACAGAACATAAAGCAATCTTGACCATCAACTTATTGGAAATGTCTCCGGAAAACTTTAAGCTCATGCTCACCGCCGCTGATGTAAGTGATGTACTTGATCCAGACGACGGAGTAACCAAAATCGCAGACAAAATCAAACCTAGAGACAATATTCTGGATAGTGATTATGTTACAAATGTTGCTCTTGTGACTACCATATCCGGTTCTAGTGAACCTTGTGTGATCATTCTCCACAATGTACTGGCCGATGATGAAATTGAATTAGAGCTAGAAGACAAAGAAGAAGGCAAACCAGAAATTGCACTGTCAGCTCATTACGATCCAGCAGATTTAACAGATGTACCATACGAAATACATTATCCGGTGGTGACCTAAATGGAAATTCGAGAGTTAAACGTCAAGGACATATTCAAACTAACCTCCATCATTCGAAAAATGGGAATAAGAAAAGAATTACTAGCTGTTCCTAAACCAAAAAAAGAAGATGGAGATACAAAAGATACAGCTGAGGGGTACGGTATTCAGTTGATTATGGTGGTCTTAGAAAACTTGGATCAAGCAGAGAAAGATATCTGTAGTTTCTTTGGTGATCTATGTGGAAAATCAGCAGACGAATTTAAAGCAATGAGCCTAAAAGAACTTGGTGAATTTATTGCAGAGCTAAGAAAGGTTGAAGGGCTAGGCGATTTTTTTCAATCAGCCTTCAAGACAGCAACGGAGAGCTAACTGACTTATTACTTAGAAGATACGGCGGAGGATATACCCATATTCTAGATATGGATTTAGTGGATGGAGTTGTTGTTATTCGAAAAGCGATAGAAGAATCACAAGCTGATCGAGCTTATCATCTATGGGCATCCATTTATCCTCATATGGAAAACCCGCCAACGTTCGAAAAGTTCTATCAACCTAATAAATTAGGTGAAAAATCTATTAGTAAAGACGAAATCATAGCCAAGGCAGAACGAATCAAATCAGCACACCAGAGGGGAGGGTAATTTATGGCAGCCGAGTTATTTCAGTTATTCGGGGAAATTGCTCTCAAGGGTGATAAAGCTGTTATTCGGAAATTAAAAGTCGTTGATCAGCAAGCAAAGGCACTCGATGAAACCATTCGAGATATTGAAAAGAAAATAAAAGTTGAAGTAGACGCCGCTACCGCCAAAGCACAGGCACAGATCGATCATCTAAAAAATGAAATCAATGAACTCAAACAGAAAGATCATACTATCCATGTAAAAGCTGATACAAACCAAGCTCTTGGAGCGATCATGGCATTTGCTCCTGCTGTGGCTCCTGTTCTTGGTTCTGTCGTCCTTGCGGCTGGTGGACTGGCTGCCGCTTTTGGAGCAGCAGGTGCAGGAGCTGCCGCATTTGCAGCCGTTGCAATTCCTTCTCTCAATGGAATATTTGAAGCTTCTAAACAAGTAGAGGATATCAATAAAAAAATTGCCGAGGCTGACACGACCAAAGAACGAACGGCGGCAATGAAAGAACTTCAAATGGTAATGGGTTCTCTTACTGCAAAAGAAAAAGAAGCACTGACAGCTCTACAAAACTTCAAATCCTTCTGGGCTGGTTTTGTTGGTTCGTTTAAGAATCCTGTATTGGATCTCTTTATTCGATCACTTGACACTCTAAAAACAGTACTCAATCAATTGAAGCCAGTTTTTGAAGCATCGATCACAGCTTTCACAGGGCTATTTAATGGAATAGATAACGCTATAAAAAGTGGTCAAATGAAGCCCTTCTTTGATTGGTTAGCTGCAAATGCTGGACCAGCGATCACCAATTTTGGGATCATGGCAGGAAATATCCTCGAAGGATTAGCCAATATCATGATGGCTTTTGGCCCTGTATCTTCTGACATGCAAACAGGCTTAGTAAGGTTGACACAGAAATTTGCTGATTGGGCAGCAGGGCTATCTAAATCGCAAGCATTCAAGGATTTCATAGAGTATGTAAAGACGAATGGTCCAACACTACTCACCACTTTCAAAGAAATAATTATTCTTCTCACGAGGTTAACGATTGCATTTGCGGTAGTTGGTCCAACCATTTTAGAAATCGTAAATGGCATTTTGAAATTGGTTAACTTCTTGATGCAACTTCATCCAGCAGTAGGGGTAGTAGTGGTGTCCATAGCCAGTTTAGTGGGGGCATTCGCTTTTCTATCTCCTGTAGTCACTGGGATTATTGCTTTATTCGGTATGTTAAAACCAGTATTTACTTGGCTAAGTCCCATGCTTATGAATGCAAGGATAGGTCTTATGATGTTTGGTCAAGCCATTATGAGCGCTTTAAGGACAGGTCTTACTTGGCTAGTAACTGGTTTTAGAATTGTTGGAACTGCTATATCTTGGCTGATAGGCTTCATTCCTCGGATTGTGGCAGGATTTATGAACTTCTTGCGGATATTAAACGTGGTACGCTTATTTCTATTTACCAACCCCTTTGGTATAGCTATCATAGCCATCGCCGCACTAGTTGCCGCTGGTATTTGGTTGTATCAGAACTGGGATACAGTAAAGGTTTATCTGATAGCAGCTTGGAATGCTATTAAATCAACGGCTATTGGCGTATGGAATGGAATTAAGTCAGTAATATCAACTGTAGGCTCATGGATTTGGAGCTTTCTTGTAGGCGTATGGAACGGTATAAAGAGTACGGCAATTAGCACTTGGAACATGATTAAGAGTGCTATTTCTTCTGCTATCAACAGCATCAGAAGTATCATGACCAGTGTCTGGAACTCCATAAAAAACACTGTTACAAGGGTATGGAACAGCATTAAAAGTAGTGCTGTTAGTGCTTGGAACGGCATTAAATCAGCAATCTCTAATGGTATTCGATCAGCTTATAACACGGTAAGAGGATATGCTTCTGATTTTATGAGTGCAGGGAAAGCATTATTGGATTCGCTTGCATCGGGGATTAAAAGCGGAATAGCAAATGCGGTTAGTGCAGTATCGTCTGGTATGGCTACGATACGTTCTTATTTACCATTCTCACCAGCTAAAGAAGGCCCGTTGTCTGATCTCGATAAATCAGGTGAATCGTTTTTCCCTACTTTTGCTAGTAGGATGCAACAAGGATTGCGGCCAGCATTAGGAACGATTGATGAGGGGTTAACACAGGCTAGATCATTAATAACACCAACGAATACGGCTATACAATCTACACCGAATGTATCACCAAATATTAACTTTAACCCAACCTATAACATCATTACTGGATCAAACCTAAGTACAAGGGAACTTAAGAAGTTGATTAAAGAAATAAATGAAGAGCAGTATAGAGAACTTCAACAAAAATTACGAGCCGCTGGTGTGAGGGGGATATGATATGTCTGTAGTTTCTTTTTTTTATAAAGATCGGACAAGTACTATCTATCCTTGGCTTGTGGTAAATAAAATTCATGGCTCTGTTTTACCTCCACAAGAGCACAAGTTTTTGCAAATACCAGGGCGAGTATCACAAGTTCATATTGGTAAATCGACAGGATTGAGACAAGAAAAAATTGATATAACCATCTATGGTGATACTCAAGAAGAGTTAGCAGAAAGAAAGAGAATCCTTGCGGCATGGCTGGTAACGGACGAACCCGTGACTTTTTATTACTCCTTTGAATCAGACAAGAGTTACCAAGCAGTATTAGATGAATCAACCGAGATAGATAAAATTGTGACGGACGGAGAGGGGACATTAGTTTTTTCAATCCCTGATCCTGATGCGTATCGAGCAGAAGAATCATATGACTTTAATCCTAGTGAAATCAGTCCTGTTGTAACTGTTACAAACGAAGGTAGTAAAGAGACATATCCGCGATTTGAGGGAATCATTACCGAAGATACAACCGAGTTTTCTATCATAAGTGGGGATCAAATTTTATACTTAGGCGAGCCGTTGGAACAAGACAGTCAAACGCCAACAGAAGGCAGCACGATCATTTTGAATGATGATATGTCTACTACTACCGGATGGACGGCAGGAAACACGGTTGATGGTGGAACAATTCAAGGTTCTTTTAGTAGCGATGGTTTCCGTTTTACTCAGGCATCTGGTGATTATGGAACAGGTACAACATGGCATGGAGCAGCAGCCATCAAAACATTATCCGAGAGTATACAAGATTTCACGGTTGATCTAGATATTCGGTTCGATCAAACAGCAGTAAATCAAATGGGAAGAATTGAGCTTTATTTGTTGGATGCTTCAAACGTCCATATCGGAAAAATAGCAATCAAAGATATGTTCACTACCTTGGAATCTCCACAATTGGAAGCACGAGCTGGAGCTTTAGCATTGGGAAAAGTATTTGTTGCTTATAGAGGACCACGTGAGGGATATTGGAAAGACTTTGTTGGTGTGATCCGGATATCGAGAAAGGGAAATAAATGGACGTTCTTCGCTGGTAAAAGAAATCCTACTACAAATTTGTTCACACAAACATTCACTTATAGTTATTTTGACGTGAACAATTCTTATACAGATTTATTAAGAGGAATTCAATTACACATAGCACAGTATAAGACTAATCCTGTACCAACACCAGCAAACTTTTATATTACAAACCTGAGAGTTACCAAAGAAAACAGTCTGACAAGCGAAGAAGTACCCTATATTTTTTATTCTGGTGATGAGATCGTAATCGATTGTAGCAGTGGGAAAATCTATCGCAATGATGAACCTATCCTATGGGCTTTCAATCCATCAAGCGACTTTATCAAACTCCAACCAGGATCAAACAATTTAACTTGTCATCCCTATATTTTATCTGATGGTAAGATTTACTTTAAGGAGCGATGGTCATAATGCCGCATCTCTATATACTAGATAAACAATACAGAGCTGTAGGCATCCTTAGCAATGAATTAGATGATGCTTGCCCATTCTATGAGGATAGACGAACAGAACGTCTAGAACATGCTCTGCTAACATTTGAATGTACCATACCAGCCAACCACGAAACTGCAAGCCTTCTAACAACGGAAGGCTTTTTAATTTACCCAAATGATGAGGGAGAGTTTGATTTATTTAAAATCAAAGAGATTACCGACACCAACGCAAACAACGAATATAGAAAGAAAATTGTTTGTGAAAATGCAGCCGTTTCCGATTTATTGGGCAAAATCGTTCGACCTGTCACACTTAACAGCCAAACAATAGAACAAATTATGCTTTACATCTTGCAAGGTACTGGATGGGAACTAGGGCGTGTTGATTACGCTGGAGCTTATGATTTCAAATTTGAGAAGTACACTAGATCCCTAGCAGCATTACATCAAGTATTGGATACCTTTGGAGCAGAACTTAAATTTAGAGTAGAGTTTAATAAATTAAATGTCACAGGTCGATTTATTGACGTGCTGGAACTAAGGGGAACCAATGACGGAAGAATGTTCGAGTATGGCCGTGATTTGGCTGAGGTTGAAAAAATTGAAGATACCAGAGACTTAGTAACGGCGCTTATTGGAGTCGGATCAGATAATCTTACTTTTGCTAATTATAGTCCTCCTGCTGATCCCAAATATGAAAAGTTCAATGATTGGGTAGGAAGTATAGAAGCTTTAGAGAGATGGAGTGAAGATGGAGAACATATTTTTGATATTTACGAAGATGAATCTACTAATGCAGTAGAGTTATACAACAACACACTCAAACAGTTGGAGATACAAAGTAAACCAAAGCTCACCTACAATGTAAAATTTTCTTATCTGGATGAACCTGTTTCACTTGGTTCTACTTATCGGATCAAGGATACCACTTATCAACCGGATCTATTTTTAGAGGCTAGGTGTATTGAAAGAACAACCAGCCTAACTGATCCAACTAACGATGAGGTGGTTTTTGGTGAATTTCGTCCGCTTGTATTTCAACCAATCAACCCTGATTTATCAGCGATCCGACAGAATGTTAAAAGTATCGTTGGTGGTCATGTCATTGTTTATGGTCCCACTCAGGACGATACTAAAGGCTTTTATGCTCAGTCGGATGAGTCTATCACGATAGAAGTAACGAACGATGTTCATTTGGGATATGTTTCTATATTCACAGCAGAAGAAATCACATCGGGAATAGTAGAATTACGAGATGAAAATAACAATGTTATCGAATCGAAATCTTTTGATGCTACTACTCTTATTCCACAACCTGATAGTGTATATGAATATATACTAAAACTGAATTTTGTATTGTCTTCTACGATCGGAACTTACAAGCTATGGGGTTCCTTTGATGGAGCTACATTCGTTAGGCTACCTGACGAGATCAGTTTCCCCTATGACAGTGGAGAAATAAGGATTACTGGAACATCTGATGTTGACGGCTACTATTGGCACTTTTTCAAACTGCAAGTAGCTGGATCCGGTGTTCTTGGTGGGGCTAGTCAAACCATAACGGTGGGTGATCTGTCCAATAACTTCAGTACTTTTCGCTCTTTAAACACAGATGGAGAAGCTACTTTTGTAGTAGATAAGGATCAGGTTTCTATTGGAGTGGCAAACATTGGACAAGTCGTTTCTGAAAGCATTGTTAATTATAGTAGTGATGATTTCACTTTCTATGTAAATGCGAATACAGGCGATGATGAAAATGATGGACTAACATCAGCAACAGCATTTGCAAGTATGGCTAGGGCATTACAATCAGTACCGAGAATGTGCGATGGGAACGTTACGATCAATATTGAGAGTGATATCAATGAAGATATCAATATACTTGGATTCATTGGACTGAATGCAATCAGCATCTATGGAGGCAGTAAGATAGGATCAACATATACTCACTATACGATCATTGGTGATATAGCATTCGACAGTACTACCAAACGGGTTAATTTTTTCTATGGTCGATATTTTCCGAGGACTCAAAAGACTGGTTCTAGTGGAGCTACCAATTTTGGTGCTAAGTCTCAATATGTATACTTTCGGGAGTGCTATATTTCTGGAAGAGTTCCAGGGACATCGAGTTATAACACCAACGCGGTTGCATGGAATGACAATGGTTATATTCACCTCTCCCATTGTTATCTGCAAGACTGGGGAACCAACGCTATACGAGCAGCAAGTCATGGGCGAATTCATTTGGAAGCTTGTGCGGGGACTACTGCAAATGCTGCTGGACGAGTAGGAGAAGCAACCATTGGGGGACAAATTACGTTTGTAAATGGTACTAATTTATTAACCAACGCTACTACACCAGGATACCCGCAATCTGGGAGCAGTGTTACTACTGGCCGTATTATCGCTAGTGTTGGCGGTCTAATCAATGGATCTACCACTGCGATTGACGCAAATGGAGGTGGCGGAACAGGGACAACCCCACCATCAACCACACCTACTACTATCACCTACAGTAGTAATAACAGCGGTAGGAGCTATCGATATACAAAATACATTGGATGGCGCAGTGAACTGGATGTTCGAGAAGGTGATTATGGATATGGAGCACACAAAGGACTGTGGTTCTTTTCTGGAGTTGGTTCCACTCCTCCCTGGATAGGCAAAACAATCAAAGAGATTTGGGTTTATGTCATCCGTTTGAATGAAGGGGGTGGTGCAGGAACAGTCAGATTTAAAACCCACAATTATTTAAATCAGCCCGTAGGAGAGCCAACGATAGGTACAGCATATGTACCAGCTTCTTTTAAATTTGGTGAGAAAAAGTGGGTACGTTTGGATGGGAATTCCACAATAAAATCAGCCTTTGCCGCAAACACAGCGAAGGGCATTGCGATAGATGGCGGAGCTTATGCCATTTTTTCTATTGCAGCGAATTTAAAAGTGATTTATCAATGATAATTTGAGGTGATTGAACAAATGGCACCAAATACTTATGGGATTAAAAACTATGGAGTTCCAGTTGACATTGGTTTAACTGTGATTTACACAGCAGGGCCAAATGATGTTACTACACATGGCTTACAGCTTGATCAAAAGTATGTTGGATTAATAGTTGATTACGATGGCTTTATTAATGATCCTGATCATGGAAATATATATTACAAATACAAAATTAGATTATTCTTAGGAAATGGAAATGACCTTACCATTTCAAGGTCTGAACTTCATTATCACACAGCAAAAATGCTAAATTTCACTGAACTAATCCCAACGGATGATGGAACTTTTAGATTGGTGAACGAAGAAATATTATCCCGTCAATAA